ATAGCCCCAGCTAGCATGTTAGCAAACTTCTGTTGCTCTCCTTCACTAAACGTGCCCATTTTTTGTAGCACAGCACCACCATAGGCTACGCTACCAGCATCCATTGCATATGCTCTGGAGAATTGCTGTACAGAATGAGTATCTTTAGCTAACTTCTTAACATTGCCATCAGTACCACCAGAGATTATAGTTCTCTGTAGATTAGCAGTATCACCTGCATTATAGTTAGTCTGCTCACCTAAAGGGGCATTTATGTCCCTGAGTGTAGCATCTGCACGTCTATCCCCGGTGTTTATACCAGCTTGTAAGGCTACATTATTAGATGCACGCTCTTGATTACGTAGTATGTCAATACCGTTGTCAGTGTAGTTCCAGTAAGAGCGAAACCCCATAATAGCACCAGTATGGGATAGTCCATGCATTACACCATTTACATACCTACGAGCAGCAGGATTGCGCTCATACATGTTGTCAATTCGACTAGTATGAAGTTGGTTACGTTGACGTTCTTGCTCTATTTGGCTTACGGCATCCCTCATGGAGTCACGGTTAGCCTTAACTTGCTTCACATTGTTCTGATGGTTTTTATACTCATCGGAACTCTTATAGCTGTTATAGTTAGTCTGAGCCTCATTCAGCTTGCTTCTATGATATTCTTGGATAAGGGGACTAGCTACGTCTCCCCACTTATTACCACCCTGAGCATGGTTAAGAAGTTGCTGTCTCTTCTTTAACTCATTCTCTAGGTCTTTCATTTTCTTAGCTTCGGTGCTCTTCCTAACTGCATCGTATTGTTGGTCTATCTTTTGAAGGTTTTTCTGGTGCTGTGTATAAGTTTGTTCAATCTCTTTAAGGATACGCTTATACATCTGTACTTGCTTACTGGATAAGAAGCCACCCTGCCTACGTTGTCCTTGGTCAGCTAGGTCACCTAATTTATCTACCTGTCTTTCTAGGTCACGTATACTCCTAATAGCTTCTTTAGTATCAGCATTAAGCTTTATATTTACATCTTTTTTACCGTAGTTTCCGCCCCTGTTTATACTATTCCCATCGTTACCATGTCCTAGAGCCATAGACTACACCTCCTCCCACTCATTCGTTTTATGAAGGTCTATACCTTTTTTAATATCGTTGTTTGAACCCTCTCCAAGCATTTCAAATTCCTGTTCGGGCTGATTTTCTCCTACGTTGTCACTAGGGGAAATTTCGTCCTCTGCGTCCCATTCAGCATCAAAATCAGGGTCATCAAAGCGTTCATGGTCTTGTAAAGGTAGCCTACCCTCATCCTTTGATTGCTGTGCGTTATACTCAGCATTCTTAGCTTCCTCCTTTTCATAATCTGCATCAGTATATGCAGATTTCTTAGGAGGATTGTCAATGATGTAATGCTCATATATGAGATCTATTTGCTCCTGTGTTAAGTCCATGTACCTTGGGTCTGTTGGTAGTATATTGAATTTACTCTGTAGCCACCACTCAAACCTCGCTTGGTCTGTTTTCGCTACTTCCTTCATCGTTACTTGGTTCAGCTCTTCTACGAAAGGAGTTCACCCACTTAAGGTATTCGAAATATACATCTTCCAAGATGTCATATTCCAACTCATCACTGAACACATCAAACCATACAGGCTTGGCATCAAGTACCACCTCTAGTGTAGAAACAATAGTAGCAATGTTGTCTGTCATTACGTCTACTGGTACAATGCCTCCTAGCAATTGAGATTTAAGCACACCAATTTGTAGCTTTTCCATTTGTGATGGATAGTGGACTGTGATGGAGCCTACAAAAGACTCATCGAATTCCTTAAAATCTACTGTGAAAGTATGTTTTCTGCGCTTACCTTGATTAATTTTCTGTAATGTGTTTTCTGGATTAAACGTCCTTAGTACTTGCGGTTGTATTTCTGCCATTTTAATTCCTCCCATAAATAAGTTCATAAATAAAATAGGGACATGGGTGCATTAAAAAATACCCATGTCCCTATTATTAAGCTTTATTATTTAGCGAACAGGTAAGTCCAAGTAGCGTTCTCTCCAGCAATAGAGTTAACACGGAATGTCTCACGGTAGGTTACAGCGGTACATCCATGATAAGAACGAACTACTGCACCAGTATACTTATCCACTACTTCGATAGTGATGACGTCCTTTTTAAGAACTTCCTCACCTACGGAAGCATAACCTGCTTTTGCTAGGTCTGCCGTACGGACAAAGAACCGTTCCATATTTAGGGAACCCTCATATCGATTATTGACGTGCTCTTGTGGCATGATACTCCCGATTTCATATATACCCTCTGTACCGAAGGAACGGTCACCATCCATACCCTGTACCCGCCCTACAATTGTAGAGCCGATACGGATATTAATCGTATGACCTGAATGTACAGATTGCTTAGCTGCTGTAGTCATCTATAGTCACCTCCGATTATTGTTGTTGCTGTTGGTTAGAGAAGTCGTCACGTACAAAGTGGGAAGTGATTAATACGAAGTTGATAGGCTCAACCTGTGCTACTTCATAATCCACATATACTATAGACCCTACGAAACGAACAACAATATTTCTGTATGCTGTAATTTCCTCATCCTTGATAGCTTGTTCTAGGACATCAATGGCTTTAGTGTTAACCGCAGATGCAGTAACCCTCAGACCCTTCTTACCCACGAAGGCATCTTCCATACCACGTCTCATATTATCTGATACTTTGTCAGAGCCACGTCTTACTGAAATCTCTTTATATAGAGGATTGTCAGAGCCAAGGTAAGTAGTTACACCTTGTACTAGGCGGATTGCTCCATTTTGCACTCTCTCCAATACCGCTACACCATTGCTGATTAGGTCGTCAATAGTTGGGTCACCTGCTAACAGGTCAACTCCTAAACCTACCAAGTCAAAGTAATCAAAAGTCACTGGCTCAGACGGGTCTACACCACATACACGACCGGCTATCATAGCAGCTGTAAAGTAAGGAGGTAAAAGAGTCTTACCAGAGTCAACAGCTTTGTAGTAGATACCTGGGTATGCTAGTACTGCACGTGAGTTGTTTAGGGTAGCCGCACGTTGCTTAACCACTGTTGTAGATTCCCCTACAGCCCCACCAGTGAACATTACTTGCTTTTGGTTACGTTGTAGCATTTGCTGTACATGGGCTAATGCTTCAGCCTGGATAGACTGGGAACTGCTCAGTACAACTAGTACATCGGAGAACTGTTTCTTCACAGTGTCAAAATGATTAGCCCAAGTAGTAGGAGTTACTCCTTTAGACCCACCAGCTAAATAAGTGTATGCAAAGTTTGTAACAGCTCCAGTAACAGTTACAGTCACTAGGTTGGAGAAAGTATTAATATGTTGAGCAATATCTCCATTAACAGCCATTACATAGACTGCTGAGGCTTTGATAGCAGTTTGGGCTAAGGCATCAAGCTGTCCTACTGGCAAAGAACTGTTGGCAGAGTAGTCAACATAGGATACACTATAGTTAGAAACGCTGTTGATATAGTTTACCACGTCCTGCACGGTAGTGAAACGTGGATTAGTTAGATCAATAGTTAAGTCTGCTACAGCCGTAGCGGATGAAGCACCAGTTCTAGTCTGTATTGAAGTGGCCACTCCTGTGGTTTGTATAACCTGTATATCAGCATAAGCCTGTGTACCAGTATACTGAATAGAGAAAATGGCACCTAAGTTGTCATATGCTTCCAGTTGGTTAGTATCCCAACGAAAAACTGTTACTCTCTTAGTTCCTGCAATAGTGCCTGCTTCATGCTTAACTTGGATACGGTTACCACCAATGCCATACTCTTCGGCAGTATAGGTAGCACCACCGCTAGTTAAAGTAGCCTGTACAGTTGGGTTGACGTTAAGAACACCAATTACACTAGCACCGCCACCGCCTTCTGGCATAGGGGAAAATGCTAATTCAGCGGCTGTAACTAAATCTCCACTTATAAATGTGTCAGCTACGTTACCTGCATCATTGAACCACATTACCTGACCAGATTGACCAGCATCAGCTGTGCCAACTAGGATAGGGACGTTAACACTACCAGGGGATACTACAGTTGTGCCTGATGCATCTTCAGCACCATAGGCTCCTGGATGTGAAATTCTACGACCATTAAATACTACTCCAGCCATTGTCTACACCTCTCTTGTATATTATTAACCTAAATATTTAGATAGTTGCTCTAACCATTCTTCTAATCTCATCCATTCCTTGCCCACAACAGCCTTAAATCCAGCTTGCTGTAGAACATTTAAGTCTGCATGAGCACCTAGGAATTCATTAATGTGAATACGTGGTGGCAACTCAATAGGTTTAACTTCTTCTTTAATAAGTTCTTTTTTATCTTCAGCCAATGCTATTCACCTCCGAATTCGCCTACATAATCAGTTTGGGTTGTTACTACACCAGTTATGAATTCAGACTCTTCATCTGGTGTGGTTACGGAGAATTGACACCAGAAACTCAATGCACGTCTGTAAACGAAATCTGGGAACATATTGGTGACTGGCTCAAAGTCAGCCCCACTTAGCCTTTGTCTGAATATATCATAATTTTCAATTAGTGCATTCCTACCAGACAGTAGTGCCCACTTGAGTATATGATACAATTCTACAGTCAAGTCCCCATTTGTAGCCCAAACTTCTAGTCTGTAGTTCGATTCATACAAAACTTCCATTTGCTCTATAACCGTCTGCCTGTACGTATATGTGACAGTTACAGTATCCCCATGCTCTGCAACACCGCTTGCAATAGCTATGATGCCCTTATCAGGGTCTTCCACATAGTACTCATCGGGTTCAATATCAGTGTTTAGAGTGGTATTGGTGATTTGAGTTACCTCCACAACTGGTAGGTTGGTAAGCTTTATATAAGGAAAAGAATAATCTGCCCCTATGGTACTTACCACCTCCAACTCCTCGGTATACTGGAGGATGTTCCCATCCTCATCCTCACCATAGTCACCTAAACCCATCTCAGTCTCTTCCTCATTGGATAGTAGAATGCAGATACATGGCATGACAGCAGGGGTGATTGGATAGCCCTTTATAACATTGATTGGTTTGGTCTGAATGAGAGCTTTAAGCCTATCTAACCTAGTCTGGCTTGTGCCCAAAATCTTGTCTATCCTGTTAGGGTTGCCCTTCAAGTCAGCCAACTTCCCTTGTATCAAATCACTTAAATAATCTTCGACTATTGGTATCATCTATTATCACCCCTTATAATTCCACATAGTCTGGTGTGGAGTGGTTTTAGATTCTGAAGCATACCTACCCCATACAGGTCTCTGTGGATGAGTTGGTGCTATCCTACCCCACTGTGGGGGTTGTGCACTGACCTTAGGGGGAATCGGGTTATGCACTGGGGGCTGGTAGTTCTTCCAAGTATCAAGACTGCTCATTGGTCTATTACCAAACTCCCAATGGACAACATCTTGGGCTATAAACTCTATGTCAGGGGATAAGTCTAGATATTTACCCATTTAGGAAGTCCTCACGCTTGATTTGGTATTGCTTAGGTAATTGATGGAATACTTCTAATCCCTTGCCCCCTGCTAGGGAATAAGTTCCTCTCAACTCGTGTATTGGCCCTATAGCTACATATACTGGATGGGTGGTATACAATATAGAGTACTGGTCACCACTGTATAGGAAATTCTCTTTCCAAGTAAGGCTTCTAGTATCATCACCCGTTATGTCAAAATCCTGTCCACGTAGGTAAATCCTATCAAGAACTCTCACTGCTAGAACATCTATAACTGAATATCTCAAGGTATCGGATAGGGAGCCATTCTGGTCTTTATCTCTTGTAACTACCTCTGAGAACTTAGTGGTGAAATCCATAAAAGTAAATCTGTCCCTGAATCCTATATAGTCAGTGGATTCTGGTGTCAAATAAGCTGAACCCATATCATCCAACCCTATGTGACCTTGCTCTTTATGACCGTTGATGCTAGTTACTAATGCCCTTATCTCTTTAGGGTCAAAATAGATGTAACCCTTACCAAAGCAAGCAGGACAAGTATAATCTGGCTGTCCAGAGCTACTAGAGTTACAGGAGCAGAACATACCCTGCTCCCATAGAATTCGGTAACCCTTCTGCCTGATAGCGGTGTCAAATAGATCAGGTCGTATGTCTGCACGGGTTGCTATCATACCAGTACCAGCTACCTGCTTTATCTGCTGTTCTATCTGACTTCCATCTAATACGTCAGCCATGTTACCACCCCCTAGATAACTCCAAAGTTAATACCCAAGTAGGTATCTCTTAAGCGCTTTTCTAACTCTTTCATGTCATCCATATAGTTCTTGATACGAGCACCTGCACCAGAGAACTCTGGAGACTGTGTAGTACCTATGGATTGTGACAAACCGTCAATACTGATAGTCTGGTTGGCTATACCTGCACCAATGATTAAGTCACCCCATACCTGCAAGATACCAACGGAAGCACGTTTCATTATATATTCAACCATATCATCTGGTATATCCTGTAGTCCAGCTGTATAACTAACTTTCCACATACCAGGTGCATACTGATATGCCCCCTGTAATAATGGTATAAAGTTACCACCTGATGTAAGGATTAAACCACCTGAAGACCCTGATGTAGGAAATAGCTGGATTTGACCTGAGTTATCAGGATGCTTTATCCATTCATTAGGTATCTGGAACATCTGGGTGTCCCCGTAGTTTAATGTCAGGCTCTCTACAGACATTATAGGACGTTTATATAATTGGAAGAAAGTCCAGTTGTTTACATCATTAGCGTAGTAATCATGTATTTCATCAACAACCGTTACAGGTTCAATTGAAATCTGCAACATACGTTGAGTATACTGAATGGCTGACTTAATGTAATGGTCTAGCATTCCTTCCTTCATTTTGTTTCCATACATGTCCTCAAGAGGAACACCAAATAAATAGTTCTCTCTAAGGAAGGTACTGTTAATATCAGAGAACTGCATTGGTACCCCTCCTACTTAGTTTTCTTTGTTGATTTCTCAGCTTCCTTTTTAGGTTCTTCAGCTTTAACTTCCTCTTCTACAGGGAAGAAACCGTC